TTTGTCACGATTCTGCCGCTCAAGTGCAATTTTTGGAAACGCGCAACACGATCTGCTACAGTTTCATAAGAATTTAGGTCAAACATAAAGTTCATTCTCCTCGGTATGTAGTTGTGCGGCTAGGCTCGTGTATGCCACGAGGTCGATGTAAGTGTCTGTCTTAGCAGTTTCCATGCTTCTTGCGATTTTGACCAATGCCATGCACATTGCCACCTGATAATCGTTAATTGGCATTTCGAGGTATGCGCTCCAGAGTGAGGCTGTTCGCTGCATATTGTCGCTAGGGTGACCGTAATCAATTCCTCGGTCTTGGATAGTAGCTCTCGCTTCGTTGAGGTAGTCACGGGCGTTCATCGGCTAACCTTGAACTGTTGCTCGAGCTTCTCGTAATGCTTGCGTACTGCCTTGCGTCCTGCGACATATCCATTCGCATAGCCAGAGCGATTGCCTAGCCAGAAAGCGAAGCAGATCATGGAGAACGCGATTATCTGTCCTACTGTCATAATTGAGCCCTTCTGTTGTTGGTAGTCCAACTTTAGGGCATACGGGCGAAACAACCACCATTCTTTGATAACGAAACGATAACGATTTCATCAACCGTTTCATCGCCGAAGTCGGGTCTAGCGAACCCTTCCATAGACCCTGCCATTGACGACGAATGTGCCGTTCTTTTCAATATAGATTAAGTCCACTTGTACGTTCTTATTATGGACATACATGATGGCGAAGCACTGTTGCCAGTTCGCAGTCCCTTTCGTGTATCCAGCCTGTTTAAAGTCCATTAGGTTGCCAACCTCAACCCCATGGAGAACGCGTCCCATACGGCCTCCTATGGCTTCTGAGAAGGATTGACGGCCAGCCCTATGCGTGTGGCCAGAGACAATATTGACCCCCATACGTCGAGCAGCTTCCATTGCCGAAGCTCCGCCCATCGGCTTGATAGGAGTGTGGTCACCATGAACCGCATACCACCCAGTAGCCAGTTGCATAGGCTTCTTGTGAAAGGTAATGCCAAGCTCGTCAAACTTCATGAACTTCTCAAAGCGCAGTTCTGGCAAGGATAAAAATGAAGGGATTTTCTTCATAATCACGTTATACAGGCGGTCTGTGTGGTTAGACCTGATGCAGTCAGTTACGCCCAATTCCCACAAGAGATCAACGCAACGGTCACGGTCTGCCCCGAGGCTCTGTTCGTAGGCTTGGGGTGTTCCTTCTGACCACTTGCTAATTGTCTGGAAGTCAATCTCGTCACCGATGGTAACTGTCTGGTCTGGCTTAAAGGTCTTAAGAAATCTTGATATATTGCGTGTGACGTGTACGTCCTCAAATGGCACTTGAAGGTCGGAAAGTATTACTATCCGTTTGACTGTCATTAGTCCTCGTCGTCGTCCTCATAGGGGATATTATCGATGCGGTTGGGTAGGTTTGGAATGAGCCAGTCCGGAAATGCGTCACGATCTGCAAGTATCCAAAAAGCATGTGTCTCTGTGAAACCCGCACGACGCAATGACTTGTACCACTCGTTCATCGCGATTGCGTAGGCATCGAGAGCCGAGTAAGTATCTAAATCTATGACTGGTCGCTTCTTTGCCATGACTTTATTATCGATCTAAGAGTATGTTGTAAATCTCATCGACACGCGAATTAAGTCGCTTAATTTCAGACAGTAAATGAGTAATGACGTACCCAGCCAAGCCCCCGATAATGCCAAGGCTTGCAAAGTAAAGAGTAAAGAAACTTTCCTGAGTCATTCTTTATGATCCACGGCATCGACGGCAGCTTCTACCGCGTCGGCAACAATGTCACCAACTGCCTTCTTAGCGCGGTAAGCCTTGAGAGCTGCGCGGATTGCTGGAATACAGGCGAGCCCAATACCTGCATAAATGAGTTCTTTCATTACTTGCCTCCTAGCATTGGGATATTAAAGAACGAGCCATCTGTATCGCCCGCTTTGGTAAAGCTGACATGGCAATGATGATTGTGCTTATTAATCCCAGAGTAAGGACGCCAAGCCCAAGCCTTCTTAGACGATGCGATTCTTCCGTCAAAGATGACATAAGAGATTCTCTTATCGCCACGTTTAGCACAGAGTCGTAATTGATCTGCAAGGTCAGGCATGAGGTCTGGCTTGGCTTTACCAGATAAATCCCTGTCAATATCAATCGCTCGGACGATACCCTGTTCATCAGGATTGTGGTCAGAAGGACGGAGTGAATGACGGTAGTCGCCAAGCCAGCCGTCGCTGGTCTTATCTCTTGAGACGTAACTATCATCGACTTGGAGTCTAAGCTGTTGTCCTGCTTTGCATAATTTCGGCTGCACAGCTTTCACACTCCCACTTCTTCTCATTATTAAGCAATAAAGAATCGTGACCGCATTGAGGCATAGGTGCAATAAAAGCATCATCTATTGGATCGTATGTAAATCCGACGCCAGCAAAATTATAACGAATCTTTCCGTTGTATGAAGTCTGAATCCAAGTTCCACCAAAAAGGCTTTCGCAGAATTCTTTGCCCTTTGCTTCTGATTCAATACCGTCAATAAGCAGTTCATTGTTATTAACTACAATGACATTACTGATAATGCTCTTCTCATCTATTTGTGCAAAGTGTGCCATTAGATTGTCACGCTCCCTGAACCTGTCCAGACGTAATATGTATATCCGCCAGTTACTGTGCGAGTTGGTGATCCTGTTGTTGCAGATGCAGTCCATGTCCCAGAAGCTCGAAGAATAACAATTCCTGAACCACCTGCTCCGCCTGCGTAACCTACGCCAGCGCCGCCTCCACCACCACCGCCAGAACCCGTGTTGGTTGTTCCAGCAGTTCCAAGTGTTGAGTTGTTAGTGCCGCCAGATGCACCACCGCCACCTGCTCCACCTACAGCAGATGAACCTGATGAAGTACCAGCTCCACCACCTGCGTAGTATCCGCTCACTCCAGTTGAAGTTGCAGAAGCCCATGTTGAATATGTGTTCTTTCCATCGCCACCGTATGAAATGCCACCAGCAACTCCAGCTCCACCACCACCGCCAGAAGCGTTTGAAGCCGTTGCAGTTCCACCAGCAGTTCCATAACCAGTTGCTCCACCTGTGTTGCCTTGATTGCTTGCGCCACCAGCGTAAGGAGTACCTTGAGCAGCACCACCACCGCCAGAACCACCAGCACCACCAACGCCGCCATGACCACCTTTACCACCACCATTGGAAGTAATGTCGCTGAATACTGAGTCTGCTCCGTTTGTTGGCAATGTATAGCCTGGAGAACCGCCACCGCCTGCGCCGCCTGCGCCTACAGTAATTGTATAAGTGTTACCAGTAGTTAAAGTTTTACCTGAATGATATGAAAGACCACCTGCTCCGCCTCCACCACCGCCTGCGCCGCCGTTCGCTCCACCTGCTCCACCTGCTATTACAAGTAGTTCAGGAGCAAAAGGAGTTGGAGGAACTGGCGCTCCTTGAAGCCCTGCAATTAGGTTTAGCATTAAGCAATAGCCCCGACGACGTACCAAGTATCAGTCGCGGTCTTAATGCAAACCGCTGTTTTGTATTGAGCCAAGGTTGGAGAAGCTGCTGTTGCGCCTGCTGAAAGGATTGTAGTAGTGCCAGAGGTAACTGCTGAAATTGTGCAAGTTCCTGCACCCTTATTAAGAACGGTGATTGCTGTGCCTACTGGAAACGCTACTGAAGCGTTTGTAGGAATCTTGAAAGCAATGGCTGTCGCCTTATTCATGGGAATTAGAGCCTGATATTGATCCGCTAAGACTGCTGTGTAATCAGTTGTTGCATCTGAGTTAAGTCCAAACGCCACTAAGTTATTGACGGTGGTGCTAGTTAAAACGTCACCTGTCGCTGTCGGAAAGCCTGAAATTCCCATTTATATCTCCTAGTAACCCAATGTAGATGTGCCGATTATACCGTAATACGAGCTTCCAACGATGAACCCATCGGCTATTGGTTCAAGCGTTGTAATTTTAGCGGTCATCTTGTTAGGCGTAATTGACCAGTTAATGCCTTGGAACTGTAGGTTCTTTACGATAGTAGAACCGTCTGGCTGGACGTTGGTAATAAGAAGATTGCTGAAGTAATCGAGTCCAAGCATTGTGTCGGTTGGTACTGATGGATCGAGTAAATCTACTTCCATCTCATCAATACGGATTGTGGTCTCTTGACGGGTTGCAATGTATTCCTTGGCAATGTTGGTGACGATTGCATCAGTCTCAGCTACGAGGTCGGTCTGAGTGACCGAGTGAGGGAAATACTTATCAATCGATGCTTGGTTAATTGCCGTAATGGTTGAACCGCCAACACGGGCAAGATTGGCTTGGTTAATAATCAGCTTGTCATCGAAGCTGTACTTGAGGTTCTTGTAGGGAATTCCACCAGATTGGTTAAAAGCTGTAGGCGATGTAGCCAATGAAGCCATGACTTGACTACGATCCTTGAATACTGCTGTGCCAGAGCCGTCCATATAGAAAGCGCCAGTCTCAGAGAACTCTGCGTTCTTGATGGCGGCAAGGCTTGTGCGGTTGGTGGCTGGGTCTGCGATGCAAGTGTTAGCGCCTGTAGCAACTGTACGCATTGATGAAGGGAATGAGACTTGGTTGAGAATTTTACCAATGCGAGTGCCAGTGGTCTGGCCAGCGCTAGAGTCTGTGACCGTGTTGATATTAGCTAGGTTGAAAAGTCTAAAGGCATCGCTACACACAATATCGACATAGCCTGTTTCCTGACCCACTGGATATGAATATTTGTAATCTGTTACATAACCGCTAAATAAGTATTTCTGCGTCGTGCTAGTAGTCGCAGAAACACGCAACTTGCGAAGTGGCACAAGTTTGCCGTAATAAGGACTTTGACTGTTCTGTGGAGAAAAGTAACTGAGAGGATCTAGGACTCGTACTGTGCATTGACCTGCCTCGTATTGGTCGCGCTGGATATTGCGACCTCGAGTTATGTCTATCTGATAAACATTGGGTGTGAGATCGACGGTAGGTTCGGGTGAGGTTGAATCGCCTAGAGTATTAGTTCCTAGAATTCCATACTTAGGGTCGCCAATGACGAAGCCGTTATAGCCAAAAGTAGCGCCGTTAGTAAAGTCAAAAGAAACGGCTATCTGCGCTGGAAGTGCCATTAGCCAAACATACCTGCGATTCTACCGATTACGCTTGGTGATCCTGAAAGTGAATTAAGCTGTAAGCCATTTTCAACTGCTGCTACCAATTCTTTCTCGGTTACAACATTGCCTTGAACGGTTACATATACGTCACCGCCAGCAGTAACGCCAGCGCGATTAGTGCCAGTTGCATTGGTGATGAGAGATTGGACGATTGGAGTTTGTGCCGCAAATCCAGCACCGCGAGCTAGTGATCCATTACCCACGGTAGGCTGATTAGCAAAATCTCCCATAGCAAGTTTGCGAGCCTTTTCAAGAAGCATGTCAAGATATGCGTCCCATGAAGCAAACGGGTTCTTGGCATCTGGAAGCGTTGCAAGATAGCGAGCAAGTTGCTCACCGAGTCCTTGAGCCTTGGCTAATTCATAAGTTAGTTTCTGTGCTTCTGCTGTATTTCCTGTGAGCAACGCAAACTGAAGTTCAACACGTTTACGATCTTCTTCAGATAGGTTGCCCTTAAGTGCTGCGATAAGTTGAATCTGCTCAAGGTCAAAGATAGAGCCAGCCTTCTTAAGTAAGGCTTGTTTTTTCTGTTCTGCTGTGAGCGCCTTAGTAGCGTTTAACTGAGCCTTGTAAAGAGCGGCTTGTTGCTTTTCGATTGCCTTGAGTTTTGCATCATTAGCAGACGACTTGCGGAATAATTCCTGACCCTTTGTAGGAGCAGGTGCTACTTCTGCCTTTGCGCTACCTACTCCAAAGTATGCCTGACCAAAAGCGGTAAAAGCATTATTGAATAGTTGAGCAGCTTGGACAAGTCCCACGCCAAAAGCATCAACAACCGAACCAAGGCGACGAGCGCCCGAGGATTGGTCTCCGTTAGCCCCTGCAAGGGTAAAGAGAGCCTTTCCAGCGTTTTCCTGTAAGTTGTTCCACGCCAAAGAAAGAACGCTTAATTGACCCGCATAGGTCTCAAGATAGGCTGCGTTAGATCCTGCGAATTTCTTATTGAGAATGTCCTGAATATCTGAAAATGAAGTTGCAGCTAGTTCTGCTTTAGTAAGTCCTAGTGAATACTTCTGCAATGACTTTGTGTTGCCATAATAAGCCTTGGCTAAATCTTCTGACACAGAAGCTAAATCTTGACCTGTTCCACGGCTGACTTCGATGGCTGTGTTAAGGATTGATTGGGACTTGGCTAATGAGCCAGTTTGTTGCAATAGGCGTTGAAACGCTGGACGAAGCATGTCATCTGCGACTTGACTGGTTTTTTCGAGGTTTGAAATGTAATCAGAAATATAAGGGTTAGCGAATTCCATGCCAAGATTCTTGACTGCGCTGGCAAGGCGAGTAGCCGCTAATTCGTCAGCAACGAAGGCAGATAGAGATTTTTTAGCGAAAGAAGCAATAGCGATTGCACCGATAGCAGTGCTGAGGGTTTTGACTGACCTTTGGAGTTTGCCTACTGCTTTATTGGCTCTGGTTATACCAGTTGAATCAAGAGTGGTGGCAATGCGAATTGCTAGATCTGTTGCTGCCATTACTTTGAGCCCTTCTTGGTCATGGTTACAACGTGGTTATTGGCTGTTTCGATTGCCTTAATAACTGCTGCATTGGTTTTTCCCTGATCTTCAGCCCAAGCCCTAAACATGGCTCGTCCTTGCATTTTTCGCTTATAGCCTTTAATTTCGCCATTTAAGCGCGGAGTAAAATTGCCCTCGATGCCCGACTTGCGTCCTGCTGTTTCATAGATTGAGCCCGAAGCAGACTTATTATAGATAGCAGCTAAAGACTTGAACCCACGACGGTTTTCCCTTGATGGGCTGGTCTGGTAGGTAATGCCACGACTAGCTGTTGCTTGGTCGTAAGCGCGCTTTTCCCATGTACCTGTTTGCTTGCCTTCAAGCCAACCGCTGGGAGCAGATGCATTGCTTGGCAAGAATCCACGAGCATCTCTGACAATAACTTTAAGAGCCCCAGCAACTTGCTTCTGTGTTTCTTTCGCAAGATCAGGGGAATACTGAACCAGAGCTTTACGAAGTGCGACGGCGCCTTCGAGTTCTACTGGCATCGCTTTGCTCCTTCGCTATGTCCTTGAGGACTTCAATATGTGCCTTGAAAGCCATCGCAGGTAATTCCACAATGGTTTGAAACGGGACTCCAAACTCGTAGCTCAAACGAGCCGCGAGATAGGTGAGAGAGTCCCGATTAACCCAGAGGGTCTGACTCCAATACTTCTACGCCTTTAAGCGTTGAAAGGAAATCTTCCCCAAAAGGTTTTACCGTTTCACCTGAACGACGGATTGCTTCCCAGCAGAGCCAGTACACGTCTGACTGCTTCTGATCTTCAATCAAGGCTTTGTGAAAGCCCTTTTTGGCGTATTGCTCGAAGGCGTACTCAATCAATGGAGTAATTTCGTACTCTGTTACTGAGTTATCAGCCCTTGTTACCTTTAGCTTTGCCATTGTTAGCCCCTTAGTTAGTTATCAGGAAGTTGTGATTGCTACTGTACCAGAGACGTTCCAAGTTACAGACTGAGTTGATAGATCGCCAACTGCGCCGTTGATGTCGGTTGTGTTGTTGATAAGGCAAGTCATTGTGTAAAGAGGGTTTGTCGCTGAAGTTGCAGCAGAAGTCTGCTTGAGTGTAACTGTAGCGTTGTTTCCCCATTGTGCCTGAAGTGTCTGGAGAACGTTCGCTGTAGCTGTGTCGTTAAGGAAATCAATAGTGACTGAAGAAGCCTCTAGTCCCTTTACGAACTTATGACCTGAATCACCCATTGCTGTTACTTCGAGTTCATCGAATGAGCGGTTGAGTGTTACAGATGTGACGTGGTTTGAGAGATCAACTGCATTGACAGTTAGAACTACTCCGTTGCTTAGAAATACTGCCATTTCAGTTATTCCTCATCTTTCTTAGTGGTTGGCTTTGGTGCTGGTGTTGTTGCTGGAAGCTGCCCGATCTTGATTAGAAAGTCAGCTTGCTCCTTTGTCCAATCGTCCATCGATTAGCTCCATTCCGTTAGGGTGCTGATTGCAATGTCGCAAGTCAGCAAGTCTCCAGAAGCGATTGATAACACGCTTGGCGCGCTGACGCTTCCTACGTTAAATACAATGCTGGACGCTTCAAGGAGCGCGAATACCCGAACAACGTCGGCTTCGATGCCAGCAAGGTTGCCCTCATTGTCTAGCAATGGGACAAGGATAGAAATCTTAAAGTTTGCCATTGGGCTGATTGCTGTGTAGTCATTGTTAGACGGCACAATATAAGGATCAGCAGGGGTAATGATGACGCTATTAGCAATAGGAGTAGCAGGTGGGAAGCTGAATACTGAATACTTTGTATTATCGGCTAGAGCCGTCGCAATGCTTGTGCGAAGTGTGGTTATGGCTGGCATTAGCCCACCATTGAACGAGGGTCAAGATATGGAGCAAGCAAGCCACGAACGCGAGCCAAGAGAGTGTTACCCATGCGGTAAGGGCTAGGTGTGTAACCATCGATGGAGACGCCACCAGATGAAGGAGCTTGACGGCTCTGCCAGATGTCGATTGAGATCATAAGGCTTGCTTCTTGAATGGCTGGAATTGTTGTGTAGTCAATATAAGTCTCTGCCGCGGCTGTGCCATAAGGCGCAATGACGTGATATGGGTTGTCGCTTGTGTGCGTTGTTGTAATGCTGAAGTTCTTAGTTCCCACGGCTGTGATTGTTTTTGTGCCGTTGTACTTTGTGCCAGCGTTACTGATTGTTACAGACTGTCCGACGTAGAACACGTTTCTAATGTCTTCGTTAAAGTAGAGAGTTCCAACTGTGCCTGTGTTGCCATGAGCGATAATTGGTTGTTCGTTCTTCCATAGAAAAGGCAACAACACATTGTCAGCAGCGTCGCAAACTTCCTGCAATACGGCATCAGCGTAGAGAGTACCTACGCCAAGAGCTGTGCGAAGTTCTGCAACTGTCGTGAGTGACATTGTTATCCTTTCTAAAGACTTGAGGGGACTACAAGGGCTCTGGTAGCCCCCTCAAGCGACTTAGTGTGGCTTACGCCTTGTTGTTCTTAAATGCGCCTGCGCCGACCTTAGTAGCGATTGCTCCAAAGCCGTAGTAGCCGATTGTTACCTGTCCTGCTGCTGTTGATTCAGCACGGAGGCGGTATGTTGGTGACTCGTACCATGTGTATGCATCTGGGTTGACGATGAGGATTGATCCATCTGTGTCTGTTCCAGAAGCTGTGTTAGGTGTGACGTAGAGGTTAAGTCCTGCAACGTTGCCCTGAAGTGCTGTTGGAACTACTGCTCCGCCTGCGTTCATTGGGTTTGAAGCTGTGTAGATTGGACGACCATTGTCGTTAAGTGTCATGATGTTTGACCACTGTGCTGTGTTGACAATCATGTTGCGAGCGAATGGGTTTGAAAGTCCAAGAGTCGCGTTATAGACAGATGCTGAACCGCGAGCAACTACGCCAAGAAGCTCTGAAGCTGTTGGGTAAGTTGTTGTTGTTGTGCTGTCAAGTGTTGCGCCAGTGATGATTGCTGCGTTAACCGCTGCATCTGTTGCCTTTGCGTAAGCTGCGCCCATGTTGCGGACGAGTTCATCGAAGAACGCTGGTGATGTGCGATCTAGCAATTCAACAGAGAATGTCTGCTGTCCTGCATACTTCTTCACATCTACTGAAAGGAATGATGAGTTCTGATCTGTGTCAGAAAATGCTGCGTTTTCAGCTGTTTGTGCAACTGTTGGCATTGCTGTGATCTTAGGAATTTCGAAAGTCATACCTGCATCTGGAAGCACTCCGCGTGAGATTGCTTCGATTGATGGACGGATAGTTGTTCCGAGTGGGTTGATGATTTCCTGAAGCTGACGTGTTGGTACAAGACCAGCGTTGTCTGAGGTGTCATCTGCTGCGCGAAGGTACTGACGAGCGTTCTCGTCGCCAAGTGCTGCGCGGATTGTGTTTTCTGCGTACTTTGCAGCTGTTAGTTCAATGCGTGGCTTTGAATAAGCCATTGCTGTTACAGCAGGGCGAGCAGCTTCAACTGCGGCAGCCTCAACTGTAGGTGTTGCTTCGACTGCTGAAGTGGTTTCTTCCACGGTGGCTGTCTCGCTTTCTGTTGGTTGGTTGGTTTCTTCTACAGCAGATTCTTCCGCTGCAATATCGGTGACTTGAGCCGACTTAAATGCTGGCTCTGTTACCAAACTTACTTCGACTAGGCGAGCGGCTGACACATAAGTCACGCCGTCCTTAATCTTTGACTTAAGAACTTCTGCGCCAATGCTCAAACCTGACTGCAATCCTTCTTCTGCAAGGATTAGGGCTTCTGTGCCACGGGCTGAACGGCTGACTGAGAAAACAGCATCGATGGAGTTCTCTGATTCGCTAAATGAGATTCCGCGTCCCAAAGGCTTTTTTGAGTCGTGCTGATTAAGCAACTTAATAGATTTAGGGTCTGGGATTTCAATCGATCCAGAGGCGAAGATAACTTTACCCATGTTGGTCGAACCAGCCTCGACGTTAAGCGGCACAATCTTTCCAGAAATAGTGCGGCTTGCTGAGTCTGCTGTGAGATCAGCTGAGAAGGTGATTACTTGATTCATTGCATACCTTGGCTTCCATTAGGTGTTAGGTCGGTCATTTCCATCGCTTGCTCCTGAGTGATGAGCTGAAGGTCAAGAAGTTCACGGATAATCTGTAATTCTATAAGTGGGTCTGTGCGCAAGTAGTTATGATCGATGTCGAACTTAACTTCATTGCCACGGGCTGTAATATCGTCCATAGAGAGACGGTCTTCGATAGCAGAGATAAATGGCTGCAAAGATAGCGTCAAGAACTGCTTACGCTCATCTTGGACGTTTGCATAAGTCATTGTGGTGTTCTGGTCAGCTGAAACGTAATATGGAGGCACGTTGCATAGGCGAGCAATTTCAGTTGCAAGGTTCTGGATAGCCTCGTTGTAAAGCATGTCCTTTGGTGAGAAGCCGATATTCTGCGCTTCTAAAGTCGAAGTGAGATAAGCAGTTGATCCGTTGTTACGGGCGCGCTTCCATGAAGCCAGCAATCCCTGAACTTCTGCTGGCGGTAAATCTGCGCCAGAATTCTTAAGGATTGTGGTAGCCATTGGAGTAGCAGCTGCAATAACCGCAGCCTTCTGTACATCGAGTGCTGCGCGGATTGTAGAAGTACCGGTATTGAGAATTCCGTCATTAAGTGATTGGAAAGTTACAAGAGAACCAAGTCCGTCCATTGGAACGGTTGTGCCATCGATTGCGTATGATTTTACGAATACGTTTGACTTATCAAGAGTTGCTGTGACTCGACTGTTAGCAATCCATTCAAATCGAGAAGGTCTGCCGTCTTCCTGATAGGTCTCAACGACCTGCCAGAACGCCTGACCATAAAATAGAAGCGAGTCAACCGTGTAAGCGATTGTCACAGATCGTGGCTGTGAATATGAAGGTTGCTCTAACCAAGCTGGGCTTCCAAGTTCTTCGCCAGTTGATTTCTTGTAAAGGTTAAGTGGGATTGTGCCGATTGTGCCAGAGAGAAGGTTACGGCATCGAGCAAGAGCTGGAACGCCAAGAGCTTCGGTGCGACCTACATAGGCAAACTGGAAAGGCATCGCATAAGGTGAATATTCACCTAGAACTTGCGGTGCATATTGCGCCTCGACATTGGTTGTCTGTGTTGGACTTGTCAAACGCGAAAAGAGACCCATAGGTGGTAATTATACACTACATGTTGTGCTATTCGCTGTAGATAGCCGCTACCTGTTGTGGTTTGGTTAATTGGTGGACGACCATTGCGGTGGCAATAGCACCTGATACATCGCCTGCCGATTTTCGTTTAACGATACGCCAAGAGGAGTCATTTGTCTTAGCTGCGCAGTTATTCATCTGCTGAATCCAGTTCTCTTGACCAGAATGAACCAATCGATGATTGACCAAGGCATCTAATAGATCACCGCAAGCCTGATAGAAGGCAGCGCCTGATATATCCATCGTGACTTGACCAGCATTGGTCAGACGGTCTGCTATTGATTGGCTGGTGTACTTGTCGAAGCAGATTTGTCGAGGTCGGTAGTTATCCGCCCATGCCTTAATATCTGCTGCAATCTTGAGATCATCAACTGAGACTTGGGACTCCCACGTTTGGAGTATCCCAACTCCAATTCGACCATCTGGCAGTATTTGTCCAGCAACCAAAGACGCATTACGGCGAGACGGACTAACGTCAAATGCAAAAACTGTATAACCGCCCACGGGAATCGTGAGTGCTGCGTCGCTCGTATCTTCCAGAACTCCATGTGGCCACGGAGATGATAATGAATCAATCCATTGGCATAGCAACTCAGTTCGAGTATTTTCAATAGGGCTTGTCGCAACTGCTTCTTCAAGGGCTTCCTCCGTGATTGTGTAACCGAGGGCTGGATTGGCTTGCGCCCAGCCATTAACGCGATCCGTAATCTTGCAATACTGTGGAGCTGAGTATTCGTAGAACCCAAAGGACTTAGGTGGGTTCTCTAAAGCTCTTTCTCTCATGCCATTTAGAACTACAGAAAATGCATCTCCTGCATTTGACGTAAGCAGAGTCGTAGCCGCTGGACGAGCTCTAGTCGTTGGGATAGCGGCTCGAAAGCCTTCTTCATTGATTTCTCTGAGCTCGTCAATAAAGAGAAAATCTGCAGTTCTTCCGCGAGAGCCGTCTCTTGTTGCTGCAACAACATCGAGCCTTGAAGCAACCACTCTTCCGTCCATTTTTCCAAGTACTTCGATTGACTCTGTGCCATTGGCGTATCTAATTTGTTTGACGAATGGCTTGAGGGTTTCATTGGTCTCCAGTACTTGAGCAACTTGGCGAAAGGTGTCCAGAGCCATCGATCTATTCGATGACATGATGAGAACGTTCTTGCTATCCCATTTTAGAAGGTGAGCAAGGATAAGCATACGAGCCAGATGAGTTTTACCGTTTTGGCGAGCGATCAGAAGTAGCGATGTTTTACGAATGAATTGCCCCTGTTTGTCCACGGTTAGCATGTCTTTTAGAACATACTCCTGCCATGGCAATAAAGGCATGCCAATAATGTCACAGAGGTCTTTGACATCTTGCAGCTTTGTTTCGCCCTTCAAAGGGACGTTTTGAAGCCTTGGTTTCGTTGCCCCTCGGAGCGGTTTGGATCGCTTGGTTGCCATCGGGTCAGTTCTGGACTGGTCTGGCTGTGAACGGACTGTCTTGGTGAATCTCTGACCGTGTTGGGGAGGGAAAGGCAATAAAATCAGGGGGGGTGTCGCGTTGTGCTAAAAAAACGCCTTGTGAGCGTGAACCCTTGCGGCTATTGCATGGCTTACAAGCTATCACCATGTTCTCCATATCCATGGCTAACTCTGGGTGATGCTTGATACTCATTACATGATCGACTGTTAAGTCTTCGCTGCTACCACAGTACATACAGGTATATCCATCTCTTGCCAATACCTTGAGTCGTACACGTCGATAGGCTTTGGTGTTACGAGGGTCGCCCTTCTTGCTACTCATTGCCAACC